GATTGTAGGTGATTACTTTTACGCCTATTCGGGAATTGTAAGTATCAACAATGTCGAAACCACGCTTTTAGAATTTCAAACACCAAAGATAATATGTGTTGGATCTTGGCGTGGTGATTATTACACGGATGACTCCGATGATATACGGTTTGTAGTATTATTTAACAATCAGATTGTTTCATCGGCAACCTTCACATCCAATAAACCCCCTGTCGATTTTTATCATATAATTATTCCTCCTTTGACAGCTGTTAAAGTGACAGCTCAGAATATTACAGATACTAGCGCCCAGGATGTATTGGTTTCCACAACTGGTAGAGTATATGATGCATGAGCCTAGCCGCTTCTAAATCAGTCTCCAGGGCTAAGGATGGTAAGATCTATGGGTGGAGTGGAAGTTATACCCTTACTTCTTCTGCTGTCACCCTACTGGATTATACCAACCCCTCAGCATTTTACTTAACCAGGGTAACTTTGGGTGTAGACTGGAGTTCTATTTCTGCTGGAGAAATTATAAGCTATTCAATCAATGTGGATGGTACCGCTTTATTCGTTGAAAAATTCGTAGTCCTGATTAATAATATTGGTCTGCAACCTAAAATGTATGAATTCATAGTACCGCCAAATTCAACCGTTAAGATCCAAGCAACTGAGAGCGCTAACAATGGGGCTATATCGTGCATCTTAACAGGGTATCGGGTCTAATATGGCAAAGAAAAAGAATGAAAACAGTTTTGACGAGCTGATGAAAAATATTGATTTTACTAGAACGCTCCAGGCATTGATCCCAGTAATGCAACCAGTCCTAATTTTCGGGGCTTGGGTAGGATTTAACAAATTAGATAGTAGAGCCAGAGCGGTTTCCCGACTGATCGCAATAGCGGAACCAATACCTACAGTAGATCTGAATGTACCTGCTCCGGTGGCGTTAGCTTCTATGTACTTATTTGCTGATGAGGTTTTGGATATCTTGGATGAAGTGAGAGCTTTTTTAGGGATTGGTGGAAAACTCAAGGATATAATAGAAGATACTAAGAAGTTTTTCGAGACAGAAGTTCAAGAACGAGAACCAGAGGAGACTTGGGAAGAGTTCCTAAAGAGACGTTTAAGAGAGACAGGTTTATTTCGATGATTAACGAACCCATTCTACGCCATTTAAGCACAACTCAAAAAATCTGCAGTAAGGTTTTGATACGATGACTGACGAACTGTTCTTCTTGATCTGGATTGGTTCATTTTTTCTATATTTAATAATTTACACCTGGTGGATCCCTATTCGTACTAGAAAAAATATTGAAGCCTGGTTGATGGATTCTGAATCTGACGAAACTTTGTTAGCTTCTCTGGAAGTGATCACTAAAAAAATCAGAGAACAGATGTTAATTGATTTTGAGGAATTTATGCTCCCTCAAGCGAGAGAGAATCTTCAAAAGTTCTGGGCCGGAGCAATGGGCAATGCCGCGAAAGAATTGAAAGGTTCTGAGGAGGGTTCTAATTTGTCTCTGTTGCATAACATCACTCAGGATCTAAGTGGTCAACCCTGGTATGTTCAAGCCCTGGCATCTAAAATGTTGCCGATGATCACTGAAGCAGTCAAAACGCAACCAGAACGCACAACAGACGCAGTACTAGGCATGGGATTGCAGAAATAACGCACTTTAAACGCACTCTGATGCATCAAACTCGCTTTTTATACCCTACTCTACCCCACCTTATTCTCTAGTCCTCATTCTTTCTTTAAATGAAATGGGCTGAAGAGCTAGAGATTCTTTATAACTTTTTGACAATCGAAACAGATTGTTAAGTGTTCGTTGTACCTATTTGTACGCAAGTGATCTACATTACGTAGACATATGTTACATCTACGATTCATTTTTCACTTCCACAACAGGTACAAAATGCTTTACCTTTATCCTCTGGATATTTCTTTAACAACCAATCAGGTAGTAGTTGATAGTTATGTCCAACTTTCAAGCAACGGTTTTCTATTACTCTGGTTAGAATAGCTGAAGTCTCTTTATCGAGTGTGATTTCGGTAACGAACTGTTCGTCTTTGACCACGTTTAACCATCCAGTGCGTAAGATCCATCTTCTCTACGGGTTAAGGTCCATATGTATTCTGGATCTATCCAGTATTCACCATCATCTGTTTTAAGAAGTTCTAATACATCTACTCTTATTACTTCTGCTACTGTTTCCCATTTTACTTTTATATCTTTACCCGCTCCGGTAAGGAAAGAGTAAGAGGAATGGGGGTGTTTAAGGAGGGTAAAGGTAAGAGACCACTTAGAGTTCTTATTCTTACCATAACCTGTATCCCATTCTGACTCAAATTCTTCTGGTATGCTAGCTCCGGAAAACTCGCATTCCTCACCAGGTTGTAATTGCTTAAACCTGGGCATGCCACCTAAAGAGATCCTTTTATCTTTCAAGCTCATCAATTAAGATAGTGTAAGTTTTGCTATATAACAATTATCTGTAAGCCAAAAGAGTTATATAACAGATTTAACATTAATTGGTAATGCCAGTAGGACTCTACACTAGGAAAGGTAAAAATGGGAGAACGATGTATTTTAGGAATGGCAAGCTCATCAGCAAGGCATCGTATAGTACCTCACGCAAACGTAAAAGTTCAACCAGGAAAGGTCAGGTTCGTAAAACCTCTCGCCGAGCCTACACCAGGAAGAGATCTACTGGCAATCCAAGGAGAAAAATGAAAACAATACCACACCCAAGTGTGACGGGAATGGCTAGCGGACTAGCTATTGCCGCATATCTAAACGCAGGGAAAACCGTATCAACGGGACAAAATGGTTTCCCAATCACAGTGACAACGGAAGGTGTGATTAAGGACATAACAGACGGTCAATTAGGTACCGCATTCAATACTCTCTCATCCAATGCGATCAATATGATCGGAAGCGATGCAGGGAGAAAGACGTTAGTGACTGCTGGACTTGTTGCGATGGCTGGAGCAATCGCACGAAAGCAGTTTCCATCACTAAAACTAGGAGGAAGTAAACTATACTTCAGATTGTAAAATGGTAACAACAATAACACGAACTTTTGACGCCACGCCCACTGACAAAGAATATTTTTCTTTGACTGATAATATGAACAGCTCGAACTTGGGCAATATACAGGTACCCCAGGGATCAAGTAGGATCTCCAGGGTAGATTGTGCCTTTGATGTATTCAATGCAAAAGGCGCACAAATCGCTTGCCGTCTACTCGGTTCTAATATGTCAGAACAGAATTTCACCATATGGGGTGCCGCAGGAGATACCGCAGATGCTGGAGCCTTTGACGGTTACAATTCCATACCTGTAGCATTCCCTTTAGCTGGAGTTAACAACATTGATCTCCAGGTAGCAGTACAATTCAGTTCTGGCGGTTCTGCAACCGCTAGCGGTGGATCTGTAACGCTTTACTTCGAGTAAATCTTGAATGGCTAAGCAAATAGCAACCTTTCTTGGTCCTAATAAGGGGCTTTCGATTGTAGGTGATTACTTTTACGCCTATTCGGGAATTGTAAGTATCAACAATGTCGAAACCACGCTTTTAGAATTTCAAACACCAAAGATAATATGTGTTGGATCTTGGCGTGGTGATTATTACACGGATGACTCCGATGATAT